ACAATCGTTTGGAAAACATAACTATCTTCTTTTATTGTCGATCCAAGAAGTGGGATAGCATTTCCAACTGCGACAGCATCAAAAACACCCTCGACGATTGTGATGTCTTTATTCCAATCAAGATATAACTCGTTAAAAATAAAGTCTTTTTCTGCTGGAGGGTTAAGGTATTTAATCCAATTGTTATCGTAGGAACGAGAAATAAAATAAGTTAGTTCGCCATCCATATTGAAAGAAGGAACAATAACTCTGTTCGCATACTTTCCATCAGGACAATAGCCCATCTTCCACCAAACGATCTGTTCTTCAGTTATTCCTCTGTTAGAAAGATACTTTCGTGCTGGAATAGATAAAGGCGAGATGTGATTGCCTGTTAAAGTGATGAATTCTTTTGGTAATTCTACTTCTATCTTTTGTATTTCTTTTTCTTGTTCAGAAAAATCAATAATATTCGCTACTTTTTTCCAATCTTGCTTATCAAGATGAGAACCATGAGAGCGCACAAGATAGAATATATTCTTACCGCTATAGTCACAAATCCAACATTTAAAAACATTTTTGTCAAAATTAACCGAAAGCTTGCGTTTGTGGTGATTGCATTTTGGACACTTATAAAGATACTCTTCGTTAGATTTATAAGAGCGACCTAAAAAATTACTTAAGATTTTTCTTTTTCTTTCAAGCACACAGCACCCGCTTTTGCAATAACTAATGAATCCGCTTCATCGTAACAATATGGTTTTGGTTTCCCAGTTCTTGTGTATTCTACGCTAAAAACGGACTCATTGTCAAGCAAAAAGGCTAACACTTGTTCTTTCGCCTTTACTCCTTTTTTTATGCTAATTCCGCACTTTTTTCGGGCAGAGATAGCGGGTATATACTCGGGCTTGATTCCAAACTCTTCGTAACAAAACCAAGACACAATTCCATTAATCTTTGTTAATGTTGAGATTGTGTGTGAAGAAGAACGACCCATCATAAACATATTGAGAGCAGGCTCAATAAAAATATGATCTATAGGGTAATCCAGTTCGCTTAATTTATTCTTAATAAATTGTGCTTTGTCGTAAAAGTCTGTAAACTTATTTTTGTTTCTTGTATCCCAGTGACCTATTGTAATGACTTTTCCATCAAAGTCAACAACAGAATAACCAGTTATAGAAGTTGAAATATCTAAACCTAAAATCAATTAACTTTTTCTAAATCGCTAATGCTTTGAAGAGAAACACCATCGATCATCCTTACTCTTGGTTTTAACACAGTTTCAAGATATTTTTTAAGACTTTGTCCATGTTTTAGAACAATTCTTATTAAAAACTCTCCTGTGTAGGTTGATTCGGATGTTGAGATTTCTCTTTCACGACGGATTGTGGTAACATTTGGAATAGCGCGGATAAACCCAAGTGCTTCTGTACGATCAATATCACCTGATTGGCGAATGTTTAGTGTGATATATCCCTTGTATTCGTCGAGAACTTCTTTTTCTTTTGACTCATTAAGCCTTTGGATTTTGATCTTCACACTCATAAATAGTTTTTATCCTTTTAGAAATCCAATTTTAACTTAAATGTGAGATCATCTGAATTTCTTTTTCTAATTGGTTTTGCCATTTTTGCGACAGCGATAAGGTTTTTGTTCTCGTCATAAATTCCAACACTGTTGATGTAAACAGTTTTTTCAAATTCTGGCTCTGGGGAATTATAAGATGCAGATACGATATTTTTAATTTGAATATCCGAAGGCTCAATGTATGAATTTGATCCGCTTGTGTTTATTAAAGAATTTTCAATTGGATTATAGCTCAATGAAGAGGGGTTGTTAGAATAATTAACTTCACCTTTGTTTGCATTTGCAAACATTGTTACAGTTGGGACAATCTGTGTTCCACTTAAAGACATTTCAAAAGAAGAGCCTGTTAGGTCAGTGGAAGGATTCCAGTAAACGGGAAGAATGCCAAAGTCGTACCATCGAGGCTTCCTTACAGTCGTTGTACCTGTGCCAAGAGAAGATGGTAAGGTTTGATTCAAACTATCTAAATTCCAGCTTCCAGTTAAAAGTAATATTCCCTCATTATATAAAACAACGCCAGCAACAGAACCACTATCTGCATTAGATGAAGACAATACTTGCCTTAATAGCCCATTTTTTTTGTCATCTCTTAATTCTGCGGTTAGTGTCCCTGTGGTGTAATATTTTAATGAAACAGAGCCTTTTTTGATTGATGAACCATAGAAAATTGAAGGAATGTCTATCGTTCTTAATGCTTGTTTGGCTTTATCCCATGATGCATTTGGCAAGCTCGATGAATAAGAATAATGAGGGTTCAAGACAAGATAATTTGATAAAACATTTTTAAGTGCATTAATTTTTCGACCAGGTATCGCTCTGTTTCTCACATAAAAATCAGTTGATATTGATGCTGAAAGAGGATATGATCCTGTAATATTATCTCCATATTGAAAATCAGAATTAAAAGATGCTGTTGTTACTGACTTAAAAGACGTAAGAGAGCCATCTTTCGTTATAAAAGGATATATTAAGTTGTCTGAAGCTCTGTCTACATTAAGTTCATATAAACTGACAAATCCTGGTGGCGTACAATTAATCGAGCCGGTGAATGCTCCACTAATTTGAGGATTATTGTTATAATACACATTTCCATTGTAGATGTTAAATTTAACAGATGGATAAGTTTTTATGGTATTATATAATAGCTCCCTTTCTTTAAACTTATAGTAAGTCATTTCACATAATTAGTATTTATTAATAATCCAATCTTACTCTGACCACCATTTCATTGGAAGGTGTCTTTTTGATTGGCTCACTCATTTTAGCAACAGCCAACAATTCATTGTCAGATGAATAAAGACCTACTGTAGTAAAGTAAGAAACCGGAGCATCTTGGCTATTATTCTTGACTCTAATTTTACTCTCGCTCAAATATGTTGGATTGGAACTGTAGTTAAAGTCGTTTGCTCCAACGCGACAAAAATGAATCGTTGAGTTAAGCTCTGTTGTGTTATTGAAAGAAATGTCTTTAATTCTGTGTCGTAAACCATCGCAAGAAGCTGTAATAGCAGAGCCGGTCAAGACTGCTGAAAAATTTTCACCAGCAGAGTTTATCTGAACGTCTACAGGTACAACACTACCGGACGTAAAGATAGAGCCGGAAAGGACTGCAACTCCGGCTTGATAAAAAATCAAACCACAAGCAGGTGTACCAACAGAAGCCCCTGATGAGCAAGATAAAATACCATATTCTCCTGCTGGGGAGTTTACTTTATACTTATTGCTTGCACTAACATCTTGAATAGTTATTAAACCGGCGAATGGGTCTGAATATGAACCCGTGCCGATGATCATGGAAAAGGATCCCTTTTTGATCTCATCCTTTGACAATAGACGAGAAAAATTAACAAAAACACACTCTTGTATTTTTGTTCCTCCATCGGTAATGTTGCCATCTTCATCAAACCTTCTAATTGAACCTGTTGTATCATACCCAACAAGAACTTGAGCCATTTGGTTATAAATGTTAATTTTTTTGGCGTTTTGCGTGTTAGAAGCTCCGCTCAAAGGAGAAGCATTAGAATATCCAAATGTCAAATCATAAATATGATTAGCGGAAGAGCTTAAATATGGATAATCATATACGGATTGAAACATTCCATGGGAATAGTTTTTAATATTGTTGTCGCTATATGTGCCTGATGCGATTGTGCCTGTAAGAGGAATTGCCTCGTGCAGTAAAGTACGAGTAGAAACTATGTCGTTTTCTTGGTTTAAGTCTTTGAAAGTTGTAGCCATTTAATTATATCCTCTATTGTTTTTTAACAAATCTTACAGGAATATCTACTTTAAATCCTGTAGTTGCTCCCATCACTGAAATAATTGTATCAATAAATCTACATGTGAGGGTTGCCGCACCTGCGACAGAAAGATTAGGTGTCCCTAATTGCTCAAACAAGAACGTGCTTGTTCTTAAGTCGTTTGAAGCTAAAATTTTAAAATTGAAGAATGTCCCTCTCGGACCTTTAATAGAAGAGTTGGTTGTTTCGGAAGTTCCAATATCTCCAATCATGTTTTGACCATTTCCTTGACCTTTTGAGAAAACATATGTTGCAATGTTATCGTCATCAACAAAAGATTTAGAAACTGAATTTCCTTGAGGGTCTACCAGAGAACCAAAACGATTATCCATAGTGACAATGTATTGTGTTTCAAGTAGCATACTGTCCAATGTTTCGGTAGGAGGAATTTCATTTGTGTTCAATCCTTGATCGGTTCTTACGCTCGCTGCTCCAGCGCCACCGGGATTAAATCCATTCAGGATTCCAACAGGAGATGTTGTGGCTGAACTTGCAACAATCAAGCCAGCATTTGTTTGAGTCCCTACAGTGTTTTGGTCTACAGCGATAATCCAGGTTCCACTACTATTTCTGGCAAATGCTTGCTCTGCTTCATTTGGAATGATGACTGGCAAAAACAGAAGGTCTGTTCTTGGAACAGAAATCAATTTTGATTTCATGGAAGAGTCATCGTTTGTCAATGCCTCTAAAATTGGTGTTTGTAAAATTTCTAAATCTGCGTTTGCAGTGTTTGTATTTTTATTATAGTTTTCGTAGTCAATCTCATCGTCGCCCAATGCAAACTTTACAATTCTAAATGAACCATCACCTTTTGCTAATCTTGCTCGTCCAGAATCAGTTAACACCGCATCTAATATGATATCACCTGAATTATCTAAAAATGCCATATTTTTCTCCTATCTTCATATAAATAGTATTGTTTTTCTTTTAACATAAATTATTAGTCTTGCTGCCATCAATAATGGCTCTTTTGTTTTCAAATCTTACGTTTAAATCTAATTTTTTACCGCTTTTCTTGGATATAACACGTATTTTGAACGTTTTACCCCACAAAGGCTCATCCTCGGTTCCCAACACAATCGGCTTATCTGGCTGGTCCTTAAAATTAAGTGGGGATGTAAAATTACCCTCTTCGTCAAATATACCTGAAGCCTGTTCATTTAAGATCGTTTGCTGGTAAGCCGGTCTAATACGAATATACTTTTTAACCTTCTTTGTTGGTACTTGTAGTGGCGTCTTTTTGTCCTCAAATGAGAAAACTCTTGTAAGTAAAAATGGACTTGCGCCATCATATGAAATCTCTATTTCGTAAACTGGTGATGGGTTTGATACATTACCATGAACATCAACCGAACGAAAAATATAATAATATTTTTTATTTGGTTCTAAAAATTCTACAGTCGATGCAGCAGCAGCTTGTTTGCAAGGGACATCGAAGTCACCGGCATTAATTTGCTTATAGTCCGCGTTAGTAAAATCTTCATAGGCTTGTGGTTTTGTTTCCAATCTAAAAACATCAAATAAAATGCTTGGATCATCTGATGAAAACTCTATTTCTGAATTTTCTGGCAGTTCCATTTTTTCTAAAATGCTATCAAAAATTTCGTTGTCCTGTTCTCTTAAAATTACTGGCACTTCTTTTACGGAACCAACATTGCTTTTGAGTAAAAAGACTGCTCGGTTTTTGTCTCCACGGTAAGGATAGACGGAAACATCCGGGAAAATTGGTGGCTTATCTGAAACAACAATCATTTTCTGATAGTATGGAACAGCGACTAATTTCATTGATGGAGATGGAAATACACAGATTTCTGAAAATAACTTGGTTGGGTTAAGTTCATAATCAGCTATCCCTGTTATGTCGTTTATTTGATATCTGTAGCTTGTTCCAACTATCAATGTATATGCGTACACTCTATAAATGTATCTCTTTCCGTATTTTATTTGAGTGTCAAAGAGTCTCAAAAAGTCTTCATTTCCAGTATTTGGTAAAAAGAAATTCTGAATATTCAAGACTGGATTGTCATTTGCATCAACTTCCCACTTTTCTACTTTATAATAAAGAACTGCGTTTTGTGCTGAACTTCCGCTTAAAACTTCTTCAAATGCACGAGCCTGCTGTTCAGCTATAGCCACAAAATTATCTCTTGCGGCAGTTGTAAGCATTGTGGTCACAACACGTTCATTGAAGCCCTCAATGTATGTGTAATCAAGGCTGTTCCCTTTTCCGGCAACAAAATTTTTGTAGTCTACTTGGCTCATGGAGCTTAAAAAGTCAGGGGCATCATTAAAAAAATCTACAAAATTCATAACGTTGAGTTCTTCTGGTTCTCCTACGCCGTTAAAGAAATTATCTGGTGCGAAAGGAACTCCTGATTTTGCATCAAGATTGAAAGACATAGTTTTCTGCTTTTGGTTATTTTGATTAAAATACGTAATCATGCTCGACCAAAGACCATACTGATTTAAAGCATTTACAATATTTTGAAACGAAGAAGGCATCATGCTTCTATCAAAAGAAACATCAGCATACATCGGCATATCAGATAAGAGATCTTTTGTGTCATTCATATGAGAGCTTAATGCCTCTGGTGGCAATATGACGTTAAATTGATTGGCTGCAAGATCTCCAGTCTCAAAAGCAAAATTGCTTGACGTTAAAATATCATAAATTGAATTTGAATATTCAGTAAAATAATCTACCGACTGAAGACTTACCTTTGTTCCAGTTCCTATGTTCAGGGCTTGTTGTAGCTTTTCGGGATCTAAAAATGTGTTAGCCCTTTCCGAATATAGTGTTATGTGATTAACCGCTTCTGGGTTTGCTTGACCCGTAGATTGTCCTTGATATGTTTCATCAAGAACACTATCAAATGCTATGTAAGATGGCAATAATCTTTCCGTCAACTTAAATGGAGATAGTCCCGTGCTTCCTGAAAATACAAAAGTGTGAGCACTGACATTTTCATAAGCTCGATTATAGTAATTGTATTTAACATTCACTGAAGCTCCCTTGAATTGAGATGAATTTACCTGTGAATATTTCTTGTCCATTGCAAATTCAAAATTTGTGGTAAGATCAAGAAAGGTTTTGCCATTAGTTATGTTGCCCTGAAGTGGGACAATGTTAGTTGTATTTGGGGTATTGGCTTGTGGTCTTATGGAATTAATCCAGTTATTAATCGTTGGTTGAAGATTATAATTTGAAGAAGGATTTTCTGTAAGTGAAAATGCCCCACCCTCTTCTCTTGAGAAAGGCTCGATGGTTATTAACTTTTTTGTAGGATCGCCTTGTGGATCATCAATGATTTGAATAGTTTTATACGCCACTGTAGGAGAATTTTGGACTTGATTCAATACAAGCTCTCCAGAAGAATTGTAGACGTTTCCAAGCCTATACCTTAAAAGATCTACATCTGTTGGTAAATACGAAATCGTATTTCTCCTGTTGGGAGGGTTTGTATTGTTGTACGAGCCAGTAGCTATAATCTTGAATTGTGGTGTAACGCTGGACATTAGTAATTTGATCCCCTTGTAGACCTTCTGGTTGTTTGATTTGCTATTCTTGAATTTCTCAATCTTGATACCAAGGATCTATTTTCAATTCTTTCGCCTTGGGTCACTATTGCTTCATTTCTATTTTCTGATTCATTTAAGATTTCATACGATGTTTGATATTGAGGATTGTTGAAACTCATTGAAAGACCCTTTGTTGGCTCTTCTTGGACTTGAGATGTTTTGATGACATCATCTTTTTCAGTTGTTCCTATAAAAAAGTATTTTTCAAGCATCGGTAAAGATTGCTCCTCATCATATCTGATGTTTAAAGTATCATCGGAATAAGGCATGATTCTGCAATATAATTTTTTATTTTGCCTTTTTGCATCTTGAAAAGTATTGGTGTCCAAAATTTTCCAAATTGGATCACGAGGAGAATTTTGATCTGTACCTGCCACAGCATCGTATCCACTCAAATATTCTACCTGAACAATTGTTTCAAACATGTATTTTGCCCTTACAAAAGTGTCTTGATTAGAAAAAGGATCCTCATTTATAAAGGTCAACATATCTGTCTTCACGCTCGGCACGGGTGATGTCTCCGCTGTGTTTTCGGTATCTTGAGATATTATAAGAGCTTTAATCTGATTTGGTAATTGAGCAATCTTGTTGCTGTCTACACCATCGGTGTTCACTAAAACATCAGGGTTCAAGTTCTGTAGCTTTATTTTATCACTTCTTTCCGCAATATTTTGAGAAAATATTTTCTTAAAGACATTGGAGCCAAGTTTTTCTTTTCTTGCCACTGCTTTTTCTGTAGCAACATTTATTTTTGTTACGCCACCAAAATCATTAGTGTTGGCTTTTTTAACATTTTTATCGTTTTTATAATTCGTTGTTTCATCAGTTTCCTCTTCAATTACGATTGATGCTTCGTGATTTAAAGAAAAATAATTGGTCAATTTTGAGTTTAATCTCTCTTCTTCGACCACATCAGGCTGTCCCATGTTTAAGCTTTTGATAGATGGGTTGATATTCACTTGTTTATCTTTAGTCAAGTTATCAACTATGGCACTTAAACTCTTGTTTTCATTTGACAAAAACTTATTATATTTTTGAGGTTCTTTGTATTTGTCAAAAACAACCGAGGGTGTAAAATAAGAATATGCAGTTCTATCAGTAAACGTTCCAGCTTCAGGAAATTTAGATATCTTTACATTTGCATTTGGAGATGTATAATATTTTGCAGTTTCAGCATTTTTATAATTATCAAAGCTTTCGTAGGAAATGACTCTTACACCAGCTTCATCGTTTCTTAATTCACTGTCGTCAATGTCAAAAAACAAGTTTCCAAAATTTGATTGGAGGGATGCATTAAAATACTCTTGAAAAATAACTCCAGTGGTTACTTTTTGCCTCAATGCAATATAACTATTTCCACTTGATTTGCTCTTAAAAACGTTTGCATTTGTTCCTTTATCTGGTTTTTTGCTAAACGCAACCAAAACATTGTTTTGGATAGTGTTCAATAGATCCTCTAATGTTTTTTGAACTCTCAAATAACCTTTTGGATTACCAGATATAGGACTCAAAATATTTTTCATAGTTAAGGATATTTGTTTTTTATCTTCAATGCTTAAAGCGTTTTTGGAAATAACGTCATAAACTTTCAAAAAGTCCCTAGGTATTTCTTCCCAATAATCTCCTGAAACATCAATAAGTTGTTCGCCATTTATAGATAATTCGTTTATAAATTTAACAGTAAATTTATCAATTAAGCTGTCGTAATATTCAGGAGAAATAGCATGGATGCTTATTATTTTTTCCAGTGTCTCTATGTGCTTTGAGATGGTTGCAGAAGCATCTTCAAAATATTTTCTTCTATCGTCCTTGATAGACATCTCTATTTCATATTGATAAAATCCATTAGAAAACTTACGAACACTGTTGTCGGTGCCAGTAAAAACTAAAGTATTGTTGCTAAAGTTTGTTTTATCATAAAGCCCATTCACTCTCTTGAGCATAGATACTCCGTCGCCGGTCGATTCAGAAATCTTAAAGCGACCGTTTTCCTCGTAAGCTTCTACAATTAATTCTCTGGTTCTATCAACCGAATACCTTTTTGAAAAATCTTTTATATAATTCCCACCAGTCTTTACTTGAATTTGTTCTACATCTCCAATCTTGTCCATCCTGTACTTATTAAATGCAGGCATTCGGGCACTTGGTCGAAATTTTTTTGATGTGGAAGTATCATTTGGTTTTTGACCACTCAAAGGAGAGCCATAAACTCTTTTCCTGAAAATCTTTAAACTATCGATTGAGATGTAATCTAATATATCTACAGAATTATTGCTCGTTAAGATGTCGCCATCAAGCCCCTTCTGTCTTATAAGATTCTTTAAATTAACAGAAAAAATAAAGTTGCAGTTGCCATCAGCATCTCTTGATATATCCATATTAGAAAACAAAGAGTTTTTATTAATTTCTGCCTGAAATAATGAATTCAGCGAGAGTGGTGTTGTGCTTGCAATATTTGTATTTAATTTACTCAAAGAAACAAAATCTTGAACTGTGTTGTTTTCTACATTTATTCTTTTTAAAATTGGTTGGTTGGAAGTGTTGCCATGGATTGAACCTCCCATATAACCATAAAATGGTTCATTATTAATTCTTATATCCCCATTGTGATAATGGACAGGTCCTGTCCAAATATTTTGCACTTGGTCATCAGTAACAAAAACTGAAGCTTGAGAAGGAATTTTGCCACCCAACTTAACGTCTTGACGAGTTATATTTGAGATCTTTAATATATCATATTCATCTTGTTCTGAAGTAATGAAGCTAAAAATAAAATAAGATAAATATTTTTGCTCCTGTGTTAATGGTATGTTGTCAACGTTACCAGGTGTTCTTTGTGAAGATGGAAAGTTTATCACCCGATTAAAACTGTATAATGTTCCGAGTTCTTTTCCATTTTCAGAATATCTTTTTTTCAAGCTTTCAGCATTGTTCTCTCCCATAAGATCATTTAACGTGTAATACTGAAATGAAGTCCCATCAAGTAATTCTGCTCTATCTTTCGATGTGGTGTTTTGAAAAATCGACTTGACTTGTGGAGCTGTTTGCACTTTGGACCAAGCATCAATAGCTGATTGTTTTGTGACTTGTGCAACACATATCTTTATCCTTGGCATAAGGATAGATGAAAAAGGATTATTGTACCAAGAAGAATATTTTCCCGTTGTTGAATCTTTTACAACAATGTTTATGTTGGTTGTTATTAGTGATTGGTCTGCCGAAGGATCTTTTACATAATCATCGACGATGATTCGATCAATATAGACAGTTGGTAATTCTTCACCAATAATTGTTCTTGTATCTAAATTATACGATGTATCAATTTTTAAGCTCATTCGTTACAACCACCCACTGGATCTTCTGCTCCTAAAACATCAAACACTTGCGAAGTATTATATTGACCATTTTCTTTTTTCTCATTACATTCCAAACCAGTTGTCCCAAAGACGCCTTGTGACTTATCGACTGTCAAGCTGCATAATGTATCTTCATCTATCTCTGCATCAGTTTCTATGTTTAAAAAGTATCTTACATAGCTTGGATCCAAAGAAAAGCTACCCTCATCTGAAATATTAGATTCAGTATCAATGTTGCCATTGTTCTGTTCTATTTCTTCGTCCGACAATAAAATATTATTAACAACTCTTTCCAAATCGTCTTTTATGAAATAAAGAGGTGTCATAACTTGTTTTATTTGACCATCTGAACCGCTTTGTTCCTCTACGGAATAAACTTCAATATCAAAATTCTGCTCCCCATAAAAAGTATTATTTTCAGAGAGATCTAAAATAATATCATCACCCTGTTTAAGAATTTTTATGTAACTATTATCTAAAAATGTGTAATCTACATCTTCTAAATTCTGATCTGGGGCAGCTTTTTCTATAACCGATTGATAAACAACTGGATCTAAACTTAATTGTGGGATCCTTTCCGTAACATATGCGCCTGTCAGATAATTTGATGAAGATGAAATTTGACCTCTTAACGCATTTACTTTCCAGCTTGGGGCATTATTTGTATTAAAGTCAGATGTTCCAATAGGATACTTCAAGGAATAAAACTTATCTACAGTCGCTTGTATTGTTGGTCCAGCATATTTTTTTACATTTGTGCCATCTTGAAGAACTAGAATACCGTTCTCAACACCAACTTGGATATTTCCTAAATTGCCATTAGGATCACGGAAATCCTTGATTAAATGATTAGCTTGAGTTTCAACGCCTGCATAGTTTGATTGACACTGTAAACGTGGAGATTCGTTTTTAATTCTGTCTTGTATATCATTTTGGTTTTCAGTTACGCCACCATATAACCCATCATACAAAACTCCATCGTCAAAGAAACTATAATAAACAGGCTTAAATTTTCCTTTAGATAAAAGATGCTTACCATAAGAAGTAATCTCGATATCAATAACCTCTTCTTTTCCGTTTAAAAACCTCATATGATTTTCTCTTTAACTAATTATCCTCTTCATCAATTTGATCGTCACTGGAAACGAAAGTGTTTTCTGTTTCAACTTGAGCAAGTTCAACAAGAGAGAAAAAGTCATATGGCCAGTTATAGCTATATTTTAGCTTGTTATCTTTGCCCAAACTAAATGCAAGATTGAATTGTTCGTCATCAGAATTTGTTGGAGTCACTTCAAAATAATTGTATCCTGCTCGTTTCTTAATCTTGAACACCATCCATCGTGTATCAGGAGGAAGCTGTTTTCCGTGGAAAAATTCATCCTTTCCTGTTGCGTGACTAAAGATATTATTGTCAACAGACGGGTCAGAAAACTCTGGATTTGTTGAGATTTTTGGCATAACACCTTGCCAAATATCAGCCAAGTCTTGTGAGTCAAGATAATGATTGAACTCAAATACATACATCGCAAATGGGTTAACTCTTGTTCTTCCACTGTCGTAGGTCATAAAGTCAATTTCTGGAGGTAATACATAATCTCCGGCAATAGAAAGCATTTTTGTGATTGACTCACTTGGTTTTTTGTTGCCTTCTTCGTCTACAGGAATACTTGATAAGTTACCATTTTTATTTGCTTCATACCATTTTTTGTAGAAGTCAAATGTGCGAGTTTTGATTCTAAAAAAGTTTCTATCCAAAACAGGTGTTGTTTCGGCATATTTTGATCCTCTACCATGAGGGTTTGGAGAATAAGGAATTGCTACGATTGCTTCGCTGATTTTCTTGATATCTGCAATCTCTCCAACTTTTCTTATTTGTGGTGTATCAAAACATTTTTCCACAAGGGAACCTGAACCTTCCGCAAAACCATTTTTAAATGTCTCTTCAATCCCAAATGTTACGCCATTACTAGATGTTAGTAATTGCCCATACCCGCTCCACATACCGCGACCAAACTGTTGAACGCGAGGTTGGTTACTAAAATCAAGGATTGGTGTTTCCATTTTTGGACTAATGATCCACCTGTTTCGACTTTCAGCTGGGTCATCAACAACTTCAATTAAGTTTCCTTTATCGTCAAAACGAGATTGTTTTTCAGTTAGAATACCAAAGGTGTTCAAAGACGAACTTAATTGCATCGCTCCTTCTTCCGCAGGATATGTTTGCCTTATTGTAGAGACTTGTGCATAAGCAATAGCTGCATTATTATCTTGCATGGAGACATCTGGGTAAAGTGAGCCGGTTGTCGTGTAAGTTGTAGAAGATGTATTACTTACAAAAATCGTGTCATAAGAACCGGGCTGTGCATACTTAAATAAAGTAACAGAGCTTCCAGCCGAATCTAAATCTCCTACACGTTCATTTCCATTAGGGTAATTTGTATTAACATTAGCTGAAGATTTTTGATATTTCACAGTACCGTCTTCTTCGATCAAAATTCTAAACCAGTCTCCCGGAGAAAAGGCACCAGATACTAAATTGCTATACACATTGACACCATTTTCAAATATGTTGAGTGTTTCATCGGAACGCATGTGTATCGCATATTCCATGTCAGTGTATGTTGTGGCAGCTGGTGGATTATTATTTAATCCTACCATACGGTTCTTGTTACTACTACCGGCAGCCTTCCATTCCAAAAATTGACCTTCTCCAACTGCACGTGAGTTTGCAGAAGTAGCGCCGAAATTCCACGAGCCACCACCTGATGAACGAGACAAAACAAAGTATTCCGATGCCGCAGAACTTGAGCATACGAAGGAGCCATCATTCGATGAAGTAACCCAGTTTATATAATCAGATCTTTTTTGAATTTTTGTAAACTTTTCTTTCAGCTGTTCATTTCCGTATGTCACGGTTGCTTTTTCAAATAACTTTTTATAATTAAAATTTCCCTTTTCATCATCATCATCGGCAATGTACTTGATAGTCGCTTTTGATTTTCCATAAAAATATGGTGGAGTGTAAGGTGCATAAAGAGGATCTCCTGCATTTTCTGTGAATTGAAAATATCCAAATTCTGGAAGTGTATTGTATAAAACCGCATCTCCAATTCCTGGTAGATTTACTGTACAGCTTGAGGACAAGTCACCAAAACCAGATCCTCCAAGAGTGGGTGGTCCAAAAAATTGACCATTATAAGTTCTAAATTGAGTTATGGAGGTTGGTTGTCCATTATTTGTTTCAAAGAGATAATCCTCTATCATGACCACGTTTGGATCCTTTTCCAGTACAACATCCATATAATAAGCGGTTCCTGAAACTAAAGATATTTCTTCTTGTCTTTTGGAGCTTATCGATTTAAGCTCTTGATTTTCTAAAAAGAATTTTGATGTTTCTGCAAGAAAATTATTAATACCAAGTCTGTAAAGATTGTAATCTCCTGATGATATGGCTTTTGCTCTAGAAAAATCTGTAATTTGAGCAAATGGTCTACGAGCTTCAGAAAATGCTCTTGGAGTATTATTTTCTCCTTGATTAAGATTGGTATATGTAGGATAAAGAAGCTGCAATTTCCCTTCTCCGTCAGAAGAACTAACGGGAAATCCAATATTACTTAATGGGTCCAAAATAGATTCAAAAGGGATTCTATAATTTGATGCTTGCCCTAAAGCGAAACCATACGTCTGGTCTGCGTTTTCTAACCCTTGTGAGTCATTACTTCCGGTGTATGCAGCCCAATCAACTGCAATACCAGACTTTATCGTATTGTACAAAATACCTGGTGCAAAGTATGGCTGTAACATTGATTGTACTGCCAATGCTCCAGAATTTTGAAAGCTTGAGTTAATTGGAGAACCATCATTCCAACCAAGACCTCCAATGTGGGGTCCCAAAGATTGAGAAAACAATGATGCCAACTGTAATGTCCTGTGAGATGGATAAAAACCATTATATGGTAATAATTTTTTAACACCATTGCACGTTAATGTTATTTTACCAAGTTCTAAATCGCTTGAAAACTTTCCAAAATATTGTTGAAAATCAGTATTAGAGTATTCATTAAAAAACTCTTCGTTGAACAAACGACTTCCGTCAGATTGCTCTTCAGTATTTGCACTTGAGGTTACATTTGCGCCATTTAATATTAAGAATTTATCATTGTTTTTTCTGAAATTTAATTCAGAATAATATTTCATGTGATCTGAAATTTTAAATTCTGGAATGATCGTGAAGTTTTTTGCTGCTTTGCTGATGTCTTGTGTATAGTCTTCATATGAATCATACCACGGATTCTTGCCTGAAAGTTCTGCTGTTCTCCATGCTAGCTTGTTTAAAGATGCTGTTTGGTTTTGACCCAAAGTTTTAGAACGATGATAATAGTAAGCGGACGCAGTGGGATAGAAAGTGGTCTTGTTAGCCCAGGTTCCGTCTACGCCGCTACCTGAAGAGATGCCAATATACCCAGCAATTGTTTGCCAATTGGCAGAATTCAATTCTCCCGTATCAGAATACAAATCAACAAAATAACTGGAATCATTTGCATAACCTTCCAAAGTTCCTGTGGGGGCTAGTGCCTGACCTACGAACCTCGCTGCTCCTCCAGAAAGAACATTTGTGTCCCAAAAAGTTAATGGGGTCCTCCCCAAACCATAAATACTGGTGGCGGAGGCGTCTAGGAAGCCTTGTGAGTTTGGAAGAGTAGTGGCGATATCTGGATAATAGCCTGTAAAGTTGGTGCCACTTATATTATATTCAACACCTTCAAAAAATATTCTGCGATTTCTTAAAGAATCGTTGTCTCTCCATATTGAACGTCGCAAAAGTGGTCCACGATCAATTCCATTTGATCCTGTTGAGAATGAAGCAGAACCGTCGGTAACTGTTGCAGTTTCTGCATAGTTGACCCTTGTTCTTGTTTGCGCCAAGCCTGTTCTTGCATCACGCGGATAAATAACTTCGCCATATTTGTTATTAAGAATGGTTTGTCTTGTCTGTTCTGAAGAATAAACATTATCATACATTTCTTTAGATTCTGGCTCAATAAAGCCAATATAGTCAGAAATAGATCCTGTATTTCCAATAGGTTGCGAGAAGTATTGCTTCTTGTTGCTGTACTCGTGTTGAATAGTGGCAGTTTCACCGCTTGGATCAGAAAACTTTGTTTTAAGTGGTTTATTCTTGAAACTTACAGGAGGCTCTGTAAAGTTTTTAAACGTATCTGGTTTCCTCTTCAAAAACTGGGCGACCTGTCCGCTGCCGCTTCCGTTTTGAATCGTGACAACTGAAGGGGCTGGAGATACTGATAAAGTATTGTTTTTATTGTGGTATCTTATTATCGGTGAATCACCGTTTCTTAATTGACTCCACGATGAAACACCATATGGTCCATTTCTGTGAACGAATAAAGAATTTGGAACATCTCCATCTGAAATAGATGCTATGTCTGTATTTTTATAAGTGCTTGTTGAAGAACTTAATATGTTTGAGTCGGGATTTATAGGATCGATTATAAGAGTATTTAAGCCAACGAAATCAACAAAGATATCAGATGCGTTTACTGAACTTTGTGCTATAAACGGAAGTGCAGATTGTGTCACGGATGTCGAGCCGCTTGGAGATGTAAAAGGCGTCACATACCCAAACGTATCACATGCAGACTTGGAAACAGAAGAAGTTATCCAAGCATACTGAAACGCACTTTGCGGAATTGCATGTTGTAGCCACCAGTTGTCATATGTAACAGCACAATCGTTATTTTCTTTTACAACATGGCGAGGGTTTCGATTGGTTTTATGATATGCCGCGTTTGTATTGTAATCCTCTTCTCTCACAGAGCTTCCAGACTTAATACCAAACTGACCAGCATGTTCTGTGTACCACTCATCCAGAGCATTTCTTACAGCTAGGTTTCTGTAATTGATAGTATTGTAGACTGAATATTCTGCACCGAAAACATTTAAACCTCCAGCTGTAGTTTCAGGACCACCAGGAGCAGAAAACCTTTCAACAAAAATAGATTTATTTGTTCCGGTTAAGTCATAGCGTGGCAGCTCATATTCAAAAAGATCTTTTACATACGATGACGAACCATTAGTTGGCGTTGCATATTCTGTTTTTATAGCGTATCTATCGTTTGTTGTTCTCCCAACTGTTTGAAAAATTTCATAATCATGTTGATAGTTTCCAACAGTTTGTGAGCCGGTATTATACTTTATGTTTTGTATATTTACTGGGCGTTTTGCAAGACCATCTCTTAATTGTGTAGCTCTTGCTTGTGTATAAGTTCTTGCAGACAATTCAATAGAATTGCCGGATACTTGAAGGTTCCACCCTTCTGCTCTTAAATCACCATTTGCTTGAGGGGTTGTTACGATTCCTTGATGCCTATACTGCTTTCCACCTACATGCTCTTGAGTGAATGGACCCTGAACTGGGATTCCTCCTTCGCCGTAAGAATCATCATGATAATTGGTAACATCGATACTCGCTGTTAATGATTCTGGAAATGTGGAGTCGGTTGGATTGAAGTTACCTCTTATCTGCGAAACATACCCACTTTCCACTGATGAACTATAAAGTCCAAATGGGGCGGCAGTCGATCCTTTATCGCTTAAATAACCAAGAGGCTCTTTTGAATTTTGAAATTTAAATTCAGTTCTGCCTTTTCCTAAAGTCTTGTTTTTAGTGCTGTTAAATTTCTTTAACTTGACTTGATTTGCTGGCACTGAAAGGGTTGTGTCCGAGCCTAATTCAAGCTGCTCTTTTGTGTAGTCAGTGTGCTTGTTGTTGTTGCTCGTGTTTGAGCCACCATCATAAACAATTGGAGACTCTGAAATGACAGAAGTGATTGAAACAGTTCTTGTTTTCCCTTCAGCCTCCAAAAGCTTTCTGTCATTGAGTGCCTCTCGTACAGGAACTGTAAATTTTGAAGCTGCTTCTGGTCCAATAACTTTTGCGATTTCTTTTAATTTTAATTGAACATACTCTTTATCAATTTTTTCTCTGTTTCTAATATCATCTAAAAGTTGTTGAAGTAAAATATCTTCTATTCGGTCTTGTTCAGATGGCGCGAGTAGTGAAGACCGTTGAGGGGCAGAGTAAGGACTACTGACTTGTGCTGGGCTGGTTGCTTGCGCTTCAAGCTCTGTAGGTCTCTTTTCTTCCGCAGTAGGAAATTTTGACCAATATTTATTTCTTTCAAGGACATGGCTTTCAATAACGTTGTTCATGCCGTCCATAAAGTTAGAAGAAGCAGGAACAAGTTGAACCAGCATTGTCGCAATAGATGAATCAATCCACTTATAGTATTCAACAAATTTTTCAAAATCTAAATCATTTTCAACGTTTGAAAAGTATATTTGTCTTAATTTTTCAAGCTGCTTATATTCTGGACGATAGCGATTAACTGGTTCACCAATCAGGTTGTTAAAATCTTTAATAGTGGAGAAGAAATTCAAAATATCTTTTGAAATAATAGAATACATGCTCTTCTCAAAGGAGAAGTAATATTGTGTTGGTCTGGTTTCTCTCGTAAACAATTCTTCATCAGATTGAGAAATAACAGACACCATATTGGAACTGTTGATAACTTCTGGTAATTTTTGAACAGAAGAATTTACAAATTTTGTTTCCACAACATCTGTTGAGCTTGCTGGAAAAGATATTCCCAAACCAGGATGCTGAATTTGAGTAATGTCATTTAAAAATCCATAACCAGTTATTCCAGCAGAACCAGATGAATAATCTGGAACAACAAACTGTCCACCAGAGTTTGATCCAGTAATTGTTTCAAAGTCCCAATTAAGAGCAAGCGTCTTAATATCTGGTAGATCATCTTGGTTTTGTCCAACTTCCGATCCCGAAATAGAAATAAATTGATTATCTCCGGGGCTTTTAACGCCATAATTAAATGGGTTTTTGGCATGTGATTTTAGTTGTTCATCTTCTAACTTCTTTGCCCAAACCCTACAACTTGAAATTTGTGCATTTGATTTTTGCAAAACCGTGCTTGTAAAATTTGTTCTATGAGCACCAACAAACATAACCTTTCTTGCTTGTAAAAAGTTTATTGCATCTGCGTTAGAAATAGAAGATGTTACATCAAAGCTATTAACTAAAACATCAAGAGAATATTGATATCCTGTGAATCTTACAGTGTAATCTGATGTGCTGCTGCCTGAAACAGAGCCTACAAACGGATCTTCTGGGTATACTCTTAATGAAAAATTCCATTTTGAGTTATCGTAGACATCCTTGAAAACGCTACTTGTTAATTCGGGCATAAACCCGCCAGCAGTCCCTGTTAATACAAAAAACGCCTCATCTCTATCTAAACTTTTTCTTACAGAATAAACTTGAAAGTTTCCATAATCTGGACTTGCCCAACCACCAGATCCAGAATGCGTATGCGATCCAAATATAGATGAAGACAAAAAGCCGACTTCAAAAGATGTTGTTAGGTTCTTTGGAGGATTTGGTTTAAAGTGAGATTCACACTCAAATGTACTACCCACATTAGCTGGCAAGTTATCAAATTTTATATACCCTTGGGCGTCTGTATCAGATGATGATGCAGATAAATAAACCACAGAATCAAATCTATCAGGGTCAAAAAAGTCAACTGTGTTTTTTCTAACAACCGTATATGTCTCGTTCTCTCTTAAAAGGTATTCTGAATTGTTTCCGTAAAGATTAACATTGACTATTTCATCATCAATACCAAAGCACCTTATAAGATTTCTAAAGGACTTCTCTGTTCCTTTAGATTTGTAAATGTAAGAAAGATTATTGTATATGTTTGAATATATTAAGTTTTTTGTTTCGTTTATCTTTTTCTCAAAAAGCTCTCTTTCGTTTCTTGATGCAAGGTATTCAAGGTTTGTTGCATTTGATAAGATCTCGTCATTTCTCATTCCGAACGATCTTAAAACTTCAGACATATATGGAGAAACATTAGAGCCGCTTTGTAAATTTTTATAAGTTCTTTCTTTAATCTCTGACATATTTGAAATTTGCATTTGCAAATTATCAAAATAACTGCCAAGAATTTGTGTTAAATTACGAAGTGGCGATGTTGCATTACCCTGCTCCTCTGAAGTTATCCAACTTGGGAGAGACCAATACAATGCTGAATTATTTTGGGCATCATGTAATTTACCTGCATCTTCATATTTTGTTTTTAGTGCCACAACACTTGGATGTGTTGAGTAAATTATTGGATCTTTTGGCTCAAAGCTTGCTGCATTGGAAAGCACCATCGCTGAACCTGTCTCTCTTGAAGTGGCAGAGTAACCAGTCCAAGCACCATTGGATGATCTACCAGCGTAATCCAACACGACTGCATCTTGAGAATTAATCGAAGAAGAGTTTAAAATACCCTCGTTGAACTTATAGTAAATGCCCAGATCAACATTTTTTGAAAGATCATATTTTTTTGATGAAGATACAGCTAATTCATAATCAGTATTTGCTCCACCATTTACAGAAGTGAACCAATTTTGTTTAATTTGCTTTTCACTTCTCTCGGTTTTCCAAATACGAAAATCATCAAGTGAACCCGACAACTTACCATAGCCATCTTGACCTATTCCAGAGACCTCTGTTTCTCCAGTCAATGCCCCAATATATCCAAAAATGGATCCAGTTATTCTGTTGATTGCAGCACTGGCAACTGTCGTAGTTGAGTTTAATTCACCATTTAAATAAGTTTTAGTGAGTAAGTCAGCTCCTGAATTTTTAAAAGTTACTGCGTAGTGATTCCAGGTATTTCCTGTTATAGGCAAGTTAGAGCCAACTGACACGGCTTCTGAAACACTTCCTGAAGCTATCTCTATTTTAATAACGTTTGGCGAAGTCCTATCAATGTAGGTAGTTAAGCGACCAACTGGTGATGCTTCTGTTTTAGATATGTCAAAAATGACTTGTGCTGTAGATTCATCAGTCTCGCTCCAACCATCTTTTTTGAGCCAAAATTCAACACTAAAACCTTTTGTTCCATCAATATCGATATTGCTTTCTTGTCGTGAACCAGTTGCATAAACATTTGATCCACTAAAATATTGAGAAATTGATTTTGAAAAATCGTATCCATCTGCTTGATTTGGTCCTGCATAGAATTTAATGTATTCATCTTTTGAAGAACCAGAGAAGTTACCAGAAGCAGGGGCAACTACTGTTCCATATTCTTGACCAATATTAACATAACCATTTGTTTTCGGATAAAGATTATCAAAAAAATATTTATCCAGGTATGTTCCGCTTAATTCCCAATCAATCTTTTCTCTTTCGGAACCATCATAAGGATATTCGTTTGTTATATAGTTTATTGAATCAGTGTAATATTTTTCTGCTGAACCATAAAATGCAAAATTTGAAGCTGTCGTAAAATCAATTGATGGAATAAATTTTTTGGCTTGTTTTACTCTTGATTTAACAAAATCCGCAGATTCAATTGTATCGCCAATTCCAGAAATGCTGGTATTGGTTAGGATTTTGTTTGATTTAGAATTATTAAAAAGATCTTTAATATCAGCCATTTCTATTCCACTTATTCTACTCTAAAGTTAAAAGCTTCTTTTTGTTCTTCATAGGCTCCTTGCAGGTAATAAGCAAACTTAATGCTGTACAAATAACCTGGCTCCAATAAGCTCATATCTAAATCAAAATAACTTCCACTTGCATCATAAGATAGTTTTGTATGGTTTGTACTTCCTGTTCCATAATTTATAACATCCTTGTCATCAATAACTCTTACGACCTTATAAAATGCATCATCTACAAAATAATTTTGTATTTCCGTTGACGCTACTGTGTAAATAGTTGGACTCCAATCTTTTAATCTGGTAAATAGCCGAAATCTGGCTGTGTCGGATGTACTATAAGATTCTTTTAAGTTAGTGATAGTTGTGACATATTGTTCAATATCATTATAATCATAAGGATCATGTGTTGCAGTGGAGAAAGAACCTGTATTGTAATATGTTGATCCACTAAACCAACGATCATAAACCGTACTCGCAGTTGTGTTAAGGGCGAACGAAGCAGAATAAATACCAGTTGACACCCAGCCTCCAGTCACAGGATTATTTGGAGTCGCTGTTAATTGTTCTCCTCCAGAAGCGGAAGTGTGTAAAGTTACAAATATAGAGCCATTATCAACGTTAGCAATGTTTGTAAGTTGACCTCTGTGGTAATTGTATATGTAAAGAACATTTAAATTGTTTGCCGCAGTTAGAGCAGAGCTTGATACAACAAAGTTTCCTCTATTATCCTTTCTACTACTATCCCAGCGAGCTTCGATAATTGGTCTTGAAAAGAAATATTCACTATCACGAGCAGAAAACTTTTTAGTAAAATATGATTGATTTCCGCTTTCTTGACTTCCTGTCAGAAAAACACCAACGCCATAATTTCCATATCCTCCACCAGCTGTTCCTTTAATCCACTGCTCAACTAATCCGGTAATATCGACCTCTAAATCTTCCACACCAGTATTAAAATTTTGTGTATAATTGTAAGAGGAATAAGATGATGCAGTTAAAAAGTCGCCACCTTGGTTCGTCCATGGGGTATTGGCTCTTGCGTTTATCCAATTTGAACCTGTTCCATCATATGTAAGGTCAGAATAGTTTTCCATATCCAAACCATTACCTTCCTCCCAGGATTGTGAAACTGGAGAGACAACCAAAGTAAAATTTCTTGGGACTGTTTGATCGTGAGCAACATTAAACATTCTCAAGTAAAAATTTACACTACCGCTTGCAGGGATTTTTCCATTATTTCTATCTTGCAAAATCGTTGTAACGTTTGGGAGTATTGACGATGTAATTGGAAACTCAACCAAGAGCCTTGAGGCTTCTAATGAAGAACTATTCGCCTGTGCATATATAGAAAAAACTTCAAGGCTGTCTGCCAAGCCCATATTGCTTCCAGTTCCCCTGGTTACTAAATCTGCTTCAAAAGCATTTGTGATGGTGTTGTCTTTTTGTGCAAAGTATCTTTTTACTGACATTATCTAATAGTTCCTTTTACATCAACATCTGGAAATTTAATTTCAAATATGACATTATCTGGTGCCTTTATGTGCCTTCCATCATCTGATAAATTATCGCTAATATCAAATACTTGGGAAGAATAATTTAATCCAGTCAAGTTCTTTACGTTTACTCTTGATACATCTGCAATTCCATCTATCTTGTTCAACCTACTAAACACTTCTGTTATTGAAAAAGGTTGACCGATATCAAATTTTGTATTGTAAAGATTTGAAAGCTCTTCAATTGCTTCAGTCAAAACATCATACTTGTTTGCTTCTATCTCCGCTATAGCTGTAAATTCTACCGATAAATTGACAATTTTTGCATCCAAAATATCAATAGTGTCGTTTATCATTCTACTCGTATTTAACCAATTTTTTAAGTTTTCTTTTATAGTATTATTAGAAACTATTAGTCTACCAAAGTTATCTTCGGAAATAGTATAAAGATTCAAGTTTCTCTTAAAGGAGTCTGGATCTCTGTTTATCGATACTCTTTTAACGGCACCAAACTGACTTGGCATTGAGTAACACAGAATTCTATAATCTTCTTCGGTTACTGCTCTATTTTGAGAAGTAAAAGAGCTGTATATTCTGTTTTTAAGTTCATCAATGCTTGGAAAGGAAACATCACCAACAATCGGTTCAGAGTTGTTTACCTCTAATGAATTAATCACAGTTGATACTTGACCACCATTGAGCGATGAACGATTAACAAATTCAAATAAAGGAGAGCCAACACTGGTAATTGAATTTGCCGCAGAGTTAACATTTGATGCTTCATTCGTCCTGTAAGTGACAGTTAAGATTGTGTTGGATGGTGTAACCCCAAGTTTATCAGTTTTTAATAGGTTATATGGGTCAAAATTACTATCACTGTAATAGTCTCTACCGTGTCTTCTCAAAACTGCATTCGTTGGTTCAATTAGTGGCTCAACATCCACATCGGTAATTTCTGTTCCAAAACCAAATTGAAGAAATGTAGAATTACGATCTCTCTCTGTGACAAACCTACGTGGAACTGAAAATGGTCTTAAGTTTGCTTGTGTTACGTTCTTATCTGTTCCCCTGTTCGTAACAGCTCTATAGACCACATCTTGTGACAAGTAATCTACTTCATAATATGGATTGCCTTCAGAGTCAACAACTGAAACTATTTCGCTGATATTTGGAGAAGCAAGCTCTAATCTTAAAAACTTTTGGTAATCTCCAACTGTTATTTCTTCCACTTCAACAATCCCTGAAATAACTTGTCCCGCAGTTTTAATAGCGTATGAAGTTGGAATACCCGTTGTGTTGTTAACTTCAGCAACAACTATTTCATTATCTGGATTTGCAAAATTAACATCTTCAATTAATGAAAACCCATTTCCATTTAGCGATGAAAATGTAGTGCCCTTTTTCAAAACTGGCATATAATCTTCATCTGGTCCAGAACCAACAGGGGCGGCTGGAACAATAATGTATAAATCCACTTCTCCAAAAGATGATGGGCTACCTTGAAATTTATAGCCCAACTGTCTACCAAGTTTAATAACGTTGTTATACTCTATTGCCGTATCTAAAAAGTTTTCATTTACACTATAATCAAGATAAAACGATAATATATCGCCAACGTATGCAACACTGTCAATCATTAAGGAGCCAAAACCAGCTTCACTGTAATCTTTAAATGTGTCTGAATAGTATCTTTTTGCATAATCTATTAGATCTTGCCTAATAGAATTAAAGTCTCTTGAGGTGTATTTTATCGGTGGGTATTTTTTATTGTTCGGCAACTCGTTAATCTCCAAAAATAATTAGTTATTAGGTAATGTTAATTCAATTTCGTCCGTCACTTCCAAAGGTTTGATATTGTAAGAAAAATTAACTTTCAAAAAATTTGTTGGCAATGATGGATCGTTGTTGTTTGAAAGAAACACAATATCTATAATCTGAATATAAGGAAGGTAAAGAGATACTTGAGAACTTATTCTTGAACTTATTTCAGAGTAAAGGGTCGGTGTGTCGTTTTCAAACAGAAACCCACTTAAACCAACCCCAAAATTTAAATCCATTATTCTTTCACCTGGATTTGTCAATAATAAATTTTTTACATTCTGTTTTACTAATTCCCTATACGAATCAATTAACAAATAATCGTTAGAAAATCCGCGAGTGAGAGGAAGTTTTGGTGTTAATCCGCTTGCCATGATACATCTCCAACGAAATAATTATCATGAAATAAAATTTTTAGCTTATGAGCCGAATGGAGGAGTACCTGAACCTCCACTTCCGCCTCTGCCAGATATTCCAGACAATCCGCCTCCTGATGAAGTTCCACCAGAGCTTCCGCCAGAGCCACCAGAAGATCCTGTAGGAACATTTCTTATATTCAGGCTGTCGAATCCTGCCGCTAAACCTCCTGTTGAACCGGGAGGGGGAGCATTTGGATCTGTTGTAGCACTGCTTAAGACTTCTCTGATTTCTTCATCTGCTCTCGTCACCACTTCTGTATATCTTCTGCCCCATGGGACATATCTTCCAAGACGTGCCAGGTCAGTTCCGGTGATTTCTGTTATTATTCCAGAGTCTGTGATACTGTTTAGGGAAGCATAATATTGGTTTAGCCTTTCTTTGTTATTACCTGGAGAAGGCAAACCAAGGTCTGCTCTACATTCAGCATCTCCTGGCTGATATGGGGTTGGAGATTCTGGTGGTCCTTCTCTCAAGAATTTATCTAACCAATCAGCCGGAGGAATAGAATTTAACCAATTTGGATTTGGTTTATTATCCAATACCCAATATGCTGGTGCAAATGGGGTGATTGGAATACCAACACCGAACAGGGACAATATAAACAATGGCAAACCAATCTCCCAAACTTGCGGTTCAGGAATTAAACTATCATCTATTTGGTCAAACAAAGAAGCATCTGGTCTCGGTATCGTTGGGCTTGCGGATTGTCTACAAGAACCTGGTGCTAAAAGATCATCGCATCCACCTGGTATAATACCCAGTTCACTTGCCACATCTCCAAGCGCAGAAATATTATCAGATACTGCATAAGCTGTATCAGAAGCTGCTTGAGCGGCTTGATTTATTAACATTTGTGCCATTGCAATTTGTTTATTGGTTACATGAATAAGATCAACAATTCTTCTTGAAACAAGGACATTAAGATCTGCCACTTCTATAAATCCTTTAAATATAAGAAGAGGAGAGCGAATAAGTATTGCTGCAAGTTGACCCACCAAGCCCTTGATATCAAATCCGTTTCTAAAACTGTCATCAAAATCTCTATTGGATAATGCACAAGCAGAAGATCTATAATCTTGAGCATCTAATAATGCAAACAACAATTGTCTTAATTGCTCTTTTGTAGCATCAAATATTGTATCGATATTTTTGAGACTTGACATATATGTATTTGAATAAATGTTGTTGATACTTAACATTTTGTCAATAGGGAACATGTATTTAAACATTAAAGCATAATCATCCGTCTGAATCATTTGTTTTGTAAGGTTTCTTAAGCCAGAATTTCCCTTATAAACTGCCCTCATGAAACTCACCCTTTCTGGTGATTCTGGAATTAAAAATCCGTTACTATCTAATTTTGGAGCAGAAACATCACTGTATAAAGAAATAGCATCTGTGATACTAATATCTAAATCAAATGGTGTTTCAACAGATGTAACTGGAACAATATTTACTGTTCTTGTAGCAGAGCCAGATGTTTCTCTCACAAAATATGCTTTTGATTTTTGAGAAATTGTTGGACTCCCAGCAATTGAAAAATTACTATTAAGAAAATCAGTAAATATACTTGATGGTAAAGCTCCATTATCTTGTACCCCTTGTACATCTATTTTTTGACTATCAACAGGGAAGACGTATGACAAACGAAGACCTAAATTAACTTCCTTAAAATAGTCACCCAAAGTAACACTTTCATTTGTGAAAGTTTTTATTGAGTTTGGTGAGTTAGGAAGTCCTCGACCGCAAGCATTGTTAACAAGATCTGGATCTATCCTGACTTCTTTTTCTAATTTATCAACGCCGGTTATTGTATAGAGAAAATCTTGAAATTTATCAATGTTTGAAATACCCTCAAGATAGACATCTCCATTTGCTGCTCGATTGACTATATCAATATTATTTGTCAAGCTTTGTTTTCCAGCTTCAGATAATCCTAAAGTATCTGCATCAGCCTGATTATATCTAACTGATCTGACATATGGCTCTAATAAGAATCCTCCATTTGTAAAGTTGCAGGTTAGTGGTTCTTCCATTGGTCGGCGAGCAGGTGGCAGTTTGTTAATTTTTTCTGATAATTTGCTTCTTATTTCCCCTCTGCCCTTTTCAAGGTTTCTAAAGTTAACATAGGCATCGTTCCATGAAGCAATCCACTTATCATATTTTAATTGAAGGTCGATTCCCTCTCTTGTAAAATTATCGTTTCTGTCTCGGAATCTGCTGTCTTGCTCTACTTGAGATCTTTCCCAAACAAGCACCTTTAAGATGGAGAGCGGATCTAAATCCATCAAAGAAAGGTATGGAGATTGACCTATTTGAGGAACCCCTAAATCTACATACCCAACGCCTTGATAAAAAAGTCTCGCGTGTAAACCTCCTCTGGTTCCGTCTGGGTTTAGAACAGTGTTATTTGATGATGGCATAGCAAAAATAGCTGTTGATTCTTCTTTAACCAAAAGGTTGCTATTAGAAGAATAATTTGAATTATTATTTGTGCTTCCTGCAAGATCTAATTGATTATATTTTATATGAGGTTGAAAAACTCTTTCTGGTCCTCTATAGACCCAAGGATCTCCTGAAATTCTGAATCCTAAAGCTCTTGTGCTTGATGCATAGTCTCTGTCGCTTTCTGTGTAATATCTCCAAATAAATTTAAATTCATTTCCAAAAAAGTCATAAACATAACGAGGTGCAAAATTTTCAACTAAAACTGGTAAAAACCTTGTTCCATTGCCATTGCTAAAATAACTTTGTCCAATTTGTATGTATCTTTGATCGTTAGAAATTCTAAAAACTGGTTCAGTGCGATTAAAGGCTGGGGCTGTATTATTATAATCATCTCCAGCATATCCCCAATCGTCATTGCCGTTTTGCCAATCTTGAATCCTATCGCAAGTTTCATTATCCAACATAACTGTTCTTACTGCACCTGGAGTTGTTAAAATTCTTATGTTTTCATCTCCCCTTGGAGTTCCTGCTTGGTTAATATGGGGGGCATAAACATCATTAACGACTTGATAACGTGAGCTGTCATAGAAAAATGCACTTCCATTAAACACAAGAGAAGTTGCCTGACCATTAGTTGCAAATTCAAAGTTACTTTGATAATTTGAACCTTGACTATAAGCTCGATATCCATAATCAAACTTTGAATTTCCAAGCAAGAAGCCGAAAGCGTTTTCTATTACAGCACTTCTACGTAAAGACAAATCACGTGTACTGGCATCTGGAAACTGAATTGGTGGCGGAACATTTAAAGAGTTCGGCTGGAATGATTTATTTAAATAATACCCCGGATAAAACAGTTCGCCATTTAATGTCCTATGAGAGCCAATATCTCCTACATCTCCTTCAGTAAACACAGCAGGGTTTGCTGCAACTGCCATTAATTGAATTGAAGTTTTCATAGCTTCTTTTTCTTCACTTGAGATTCCGTACTGGTACGTTAAAACAGTATCCAAGATATCAAAATTATCTAAAAGAAAGTCGTAGTTTAGTGGATTCGGTTCAGAACTGTTAAAGTCCATAAGACCTGAACTTATCAATAGCCAATTCTCTCTGCTGATACTTCCATACGTTGGATAGCTTGTGCCGGTACGAGATGCACCCAGGGTTTCATTTCCTATGGTATATGATAATTCACTATTCTGTAATTTTAATGAATTAGCATATGACGCAATATCCGGCGATAATGACCAAGTATTCTTTTTGTATGCAGCTGAATCATAAGAATTACTATCGCCATTTGCTGATACTTGACCGTTTGTTGGACCGGTTGGTTGAACATTAAAATATTTTCTAAACAAATATCCCAAAGGCGAGATATATGCTTGAAGTCCCGCCTCTTTTATTTTTCGACTTGAGAGTTCACCGTTGATAACGGCGTTTAGCATGTTTGGATCAAGATACTCTAAATCTTCTGATAAAGACTTACAAGGCTTATCTAATCTCGCCTCCCCTGCTTCTTTTTGAATATCAGCAAACCTTATCCAGTTTTCAAGCAAAATTGCATCAACAGAGGTATCACCAGAAGAATCAACAACACGCGACATCCTATTAGACACTGCCCATATTTGCTGTCTAACTAAAAATTTTAATGCAATATCATACTCTTGCGGACTGTAATCTCCATATTTCTCTTTGATCTCTTGCACTTCAAATAAAGAAACATTTCTTTCGTAAAGGTCAATGATTTCTTTTTCAAACTCTGTAATAAACCCTTCTTGTTCGATTTTGTACGTTATAAACCGGGAGACATAAAGCACCATTAAATTATCAACATCTTCTGGTTTTTTGTACTTAAACCAATAGAAGATGTGAAGACACTTCAAGAACATTTCTGTGATATATGTTCTTAAAAGAAGCAAAATTACGCCACCTAAATTGGATTTCTGGAAGGGACTATTTGAAGATGAACCAATCCCTGATACATTTGGAAATGAAGCTTCCAAACATTCAATTGCTTGATATTCTTCCCTTATTCTATTCTTTAGAGCATCAATGTCCAATAAGTGTGGAGGACATTCCTGATCTGCTAATTTAGCAGGAGCCAAATCAAGATCTTGCAGGCTCTCTAAATTAAAATACGGATTGCTTTCCGAACCAATCTGATTTGTGAAGCTGCAAAATATATCTTTCCATATTTCGTTATAAGCATGTTTTGTATAGAGTTCATTTTTAATAACCTCTTCTGTTCCTAAAACACCGACTGTTGCACCAGGGGTTGTAAATCCAAGATTAAATGGTAGTCCTGACAGGTAATCTTCTTTATTCGTAACTTTCTCTAAAGCAGAGAATATGGTTGGACCATTCCTCAAAGAATCTTCAATTAAGTTTGCAAACATCCTGTCTTGAGGTGTTCTATTATCCGCACTTTGTATGTCAGCGGAGGTATCAAGAGGCAAAAGGCTTCTTTCTTCATAACTTTTAACTGCTTTTTCGTTTATGTCAAAACTTTCCGCTTGAGCTGTTAAAAGGACAGGTGGGATGCCTCCTGCTGTCTCCTCAATGTTTGTAGGATTATCAACAGTTATGGTGAATATATATTCTTCTTTACCTTCGGTCCATTTGTAAGGGACAACATAATTTAAGTTTAGACCCATCTCATCGACTTTCTTTAAAAGGTCATATATTGATGATTCCGATCCTAAACCTGCTTGAGAGCTGTCACCTGTTGGGGAAGAGTATTCTGAAGCGACAGATCCTGCGAGAACGCTGATGTCAACTCCAAGATTTGAGAAGACATTATTTGGCACTTCAAATTTGAAATTTTGAAAATTCTGCTCTTGGGAAATTTGAATTTTTCTTGCCGGTTGTCCTGGTCGATCTCCAAAACAAAACGTTCTATAGACTTCTTGAAAACCGGGTGCAAAGGCTTCTGGTCCTTTCTTTTTTCTTAAGATTGGAACTGGAGAGAATCCAAAAGTTTTTGTGTAGAAGCCACCAGGATCGTTTCTTCCTCCAATGGCTGTGCGATCTGCGTTTTGGTAAAATCTATTGTTTGTGTTTGCCAGCTCATACAACCTTTCAGACTCGGGATATGGTTGAGTCATGCCTATAGAACGCTTATCAACATCATCATCATCGTTTGCATCTATAGAAACACCATATTCTTGACTAATTCCGACATCATCACCCAACCAGTGAACAGATGTAAAACTATCCTTAAGAGTTGTACCTCCTTGGTATGTCAAGTTGTTCATTCTGTTTCCGTCTGCATTAACCGCACCGGGAGGTAGTGCTCCGAATGCGACAGTTCCATTTCCAACCAAATCAAGAAAATCAGGGTTGAAAAGAATTTTTTTCTTTCCATTAATTGTTCTCTCAATGGTACGAGGAACTACCTCGTCTACTGTAGTTGATTGTGCAGTTGCAGGAACATAATTACTTACATCTTTATTGAATTGAGATGCGACAGGATCATACAAAGCGTTTAATTTTGTATCTAAAACAAAATCAATATATGGATTTCTATTCGGAACTATTCCAGGGACAATGTTTCCGTTTTCATCTATGGAACATTCAAATGGAGGAAGAGAATCATCTAAAACATTATCTTTTTGAAGAAGGTTATTTAGATCTTCCAATCTTTTTTTAGCTCTTTGGCGAGATGAATCAATTTGCTCTTTGATGAGTTCTGGACTCATATCTTTGTTTTGTAAAAGCTGTTGTCTTAATGTTGTGTCATCTGGATCACACAAACACTTATATTCTTCTGGAAGATTGTCTGTGACTTTTGTCACTTCCTCAAGGACATTTGAGTAACCAGCGATCTTACCTAAATCTTCAAATAGTTCTAAAATATCATCGTCTGTTTGATATTGTGATTGGATTGCGGGATAGTTTCCTGCCAAGTTTCTAATAGTGTTAACTGCATCTCGATTAACTCCGCAGCCAAGCATCATATTACCCATTTCACCTGGAGTTAATACAGCGGAAGAGGCAGCAAGAAAATCAGTCATTTGTTGCTTTGTCTCTTCTGCTTTCCTTATCATATTTTGTTGCTCTGCCGGACTTTGGTTTGGATCTATTTGCCCAGGAGTGAGAATACGATTTTGTGCAAATCTTTCTGTTTGTGCTGCGAGTTTTTGTTGCTCTTCACTGATCGAAGTTCTTACACCACCGGGTAAGGCGATAGAAGCATTTTGGATGTTACCAATAGTAGTTGAAAGAAACGACTCTAATCCTGTTCCGAGGACGGCATTAGCACTCAATCCACCAAAGTTAAAATTATCAAATCTTGCTTTACCTTGACCTTCCAGAGCACACTCTTTGCAGAAATCAAGAAGCATTTTTATCAATTCTATTACAAGATCAAAAAGAACGCTAACCAAAGCAGAAACAACGGCTCTTGAAATAGCAAGACCCCACTGCTTAAGATAATCAACAACAGGAAAGTCATCTCTCAAATAAATTGTTGGGATATCAAAAACACCTAATTTTATTTCAGATGCAAGATTTGCAGCTTCATCCAAAAATTGCTGTGCTGGACCTAAAAAGTCCTGCCCTCTAAAACCCAAACATTCAAGTGCAGATTCGATAATTCCCTTAATTGGAACCTTATTTAAGACCTGATCATATAGATCGTCTAAATCTCTCGTTACATTTGCAAGACCTCTTAAGTTTCCAATTATTTGGTCGCCGACAAAATCTGATGCAGATTCTAATATTTCAGCAGCCTCCTCACGGGTTTGGAATAATGAAACGGCAACTTCTGCTTTTTCGGCTCCTGTTTTTGAGGTAGTTTCATTTGCTTTATTTTGAGCATCAGCAAGAGCTTCAGATTTAGGTGGACTAAACATCTTAAGAGAGCTAAAGTCCACTTTAGGAGGATTTAAAACATAACTTTCAACAAATTCTTGAATGCCTAATTTAGATTTGCTTACCCAAACTTTATTAAGTTCATCTATATTATACAAAAAATAATTCGTTCTTGGATCTGCAAATCCCGCAGAAGATCTAAATGTAGAAAATCCTTTATCAAATGGCTTTAAGCACTTGCCCTCTTTGGATATAACGTACTGCATCTTATAAGCAGAATCCATACCAAGTATAAAATCAAGATTGGTCATACTGGTGACATCGTTTTCTTCTGCCAACACCTTAAGTGCCGGATATATTTTATCTAATTTTTGTGCTTGTGCAGCAAAATTGACTCTTGGGATTCTTCCATAAAGCTTTCTTGTTTCTGCATCATAGAAATTTAAAAGATTTTTTAAGTTGTTTATCTTCGGCTTTAACTGACGCTCATTAATCTCTTTATTAAAAGCTGCCTTTTGAAGACCAGCTGTCCCTTCTGCTGATGAAGGTAGCGGGTCAATTTGATCAGTGGGAACCGATAATAAAACTTTAAGTCTTGAATTGGGTCTTTCGTTTATATCCCATTCTTCAGCGATTACATCTATTGATTCTTTGTTTTCAGCAAACTTATCATAATATTTTAATATTCTATCAAGAGCAACTTGTTTTTGCTCTGACATTCTTGTGGATAAGTCTTTGCGAGTTTTGCCAGCAGATTTATATTTTGTAACAACAGTAACTGCATATCTATCTTTTAGTTGAAGCTCTTCAGCATTAACTGTTTTAGCTTCAGATTGAAGATAGAATGGCTCACTCTTGTTGTCGTTTGTGGTCCAATCTTTTGTTATTAATGATGGTGCTTTTTTAGGATCTATTTCACTTGCCATAATTTAATTGGTGTTATTAAATCTACTGTTTATATAACTATCTCCTGCTTTACTTAAATGGTTTTTCTCCATATTTTCTAAATTTTTAGTTATGTTTTTTACTGACTCAAAAACGTTAGTCATATCCTTTATTTGATTGTTAAAGCCTGCTTGCATTGCTGGTAAACTTGTGAGAACCTGTTGACCTTGGAAAGGAGAGACATGTGTGTGGGATTGTATAGCAGCGTTAAATATTGATTGATTATTTCTGAAAGCTTCTACAGCCCCTTTTAATTCTTGTATCATTTTAAGAATCTTTCTTAAACACTCTACCAAATTATCTCCCCTTACAAGAGGTTGAACCCCAGATGCATCATTACCTGCAATTAAATCAATTCCACCAAAGCCAAAAATTTTTCCTCCTTGAGAATTTTTACTATCTGTTCCGGTCACAAGCTTTATTCCTTGTCTTGCGACAATTCTTATGTCGTCGGCTTTAAGTGCAATAGCAGATCTTGGCTGCCTTTTTACACCTTCTAAACCTGGGCTTCCTTGACTACCAGGAGCTAAAACAAAATTTTCATCAACGTCTGTCTTTTGAGATATATAAATTCTCGCTGCATCAAGAGCAAAATCAGGTTCATAAAACATTGGGAGTTGATCATCTGCTGTTTTATCACTCATTTCCCTATGAAGTTTCCATCCCTGGACACCTACAACTATATCAATCATGTCGGACTGCGTATCTCCACGACCGCCGTATCCAGAGCTTATTGCGCGGGGTCTGTCTCTACCAAACACAATAGATGAATTTTGATATTTTTCTCGATTGTGGATTTCTTTTTCGCATTCTCCTAAATTTCTTTCTATAAGAGCTTGTTTCGCAATACCACAATTAACGCCACTGATGATAGCCTTTTGCTCTTTAGATAAAGCATCTTCAGCTACTCTGTTCTGTTCATTTAATCCTTTATTATCTTTAGCTTTTTTAAAACTCATATAAGCCCCTTATTGATACACAGGTCGTCGTTTTTTAGCTTCTTCTGGACCGAAATAAACCCAATGCCAAGGTTCAGATGCGACTGTTCTAACAAAACCATATTCAGCAGCATTTTTAGCTAACCATTTATAAACATTAGTCACTCCAGGGTAACGCAGACGCGAGACATTTTGAATCTTTTTTGGCTGTTTGACTCCGCCTGTTTGTATATCCACAGCAATACCAGACTGATGATAGCTATTTCCCGGTTTTGCAGCAGGATTAAATCCTGGTTTTTTTTGACTCCACCCCTTCCAAAGTTTTTCTTGCTTTTTGTAAGTACGAAAAGCACTGTTGGCTTTTAAATCCACACCTTGGGTTTTTGCAGCTGTTCTCATTCTCTCATAAGCTTCTGCTGCGTCTGTTCTCATTATTTTTTCTTTATCGTTTTTTATATTGGGCGTTGTAATTTTTGAAGTTTCAATTTTGCCCAAAAGTTTTCCTCTTGGATCGTATGCACACGAATCGCCCTTTGGATCTTGTTCACATTCTGACTTCTCTGGGATATTTGATGGAACTGCTTTGGCTCTTTTAGTTCTGCCTGCTTCTTCTGTTTTCTTTTTTGCAGATGTTTTTGCGGGTGGAGTGCCACCTTCCGCAGCAATATTTCTAAATTGACCGACTTTATTTAAGTACCCTTTAGAATGAGGGTGAATAACAGTTACCCAATCACCTGGTTTTGGTATTACTTGAAGTGATGTAGAGTCTGGTTCATATAAATAAAGCTGATCTATTAAGGCTCGCGCTTCTGCGTCTGGATTTATAATATTTTCTGGAACTGCAAAAGCCTCATCAATACCTGGCACATAAACTCTAAAATATGTTGTTGTATCTTTTGGATTGTTGGAAACTTGATTAATTTTGTCCGTTTTGCTATCAGGTTGTGGTGGTACATCTCTATCAACAGACATACACATTCCCACAACTTCTTCATTTATAATATTGTTTTGCGGCTTATAACTGTCTAAAGCCATGCGGTAAAGCCTGTCAAGAAACTGATCTTGAGTTTCAAGCTTTTCTTCAGGGAATTGAGAAGTAGTAGAAGACTGTATTTTGTAGTCTCCCTCACGTTTAATCCTTGCAACCCTTTCCGCTTTTTCTTTATCCGTAGCCATGACTATTCTTTATTTAGTTGGTCAAAAATTTCTGCGCGTTCCTGCTCTGACAAAGAAGTGTCCCCAACCTCGTTTTTCTGCTTTAAAGAGGCAATCTTCACCAATTGCTCATTTGAGCGTTGTAATGTTTCCATGTATTTTGCAGCGGTTATTCCAACCTCTTTATGACGTTCGTCAGCACCAGACAAATATTTGATTAGATCCTGGAGGAGTTCTTTTGTTTGCTCTCGATCTTCTCTAATATTGTTTATTGCTTCAGATGTTAATTCTGTAAAGTCTTGCTTTTTCATTCGTTCCACTTCTTTTTATAAGAAGAATACTCGCCCCTAAACCTTTTCAGGTTGTTTAAAATCTGTTTTGTATTCAGGTTTGTCATTTCCCTTATATAAAGATAAATAGCTTTTTTATTAAAAATTTCGATGTCTTCGGCGTCCCTAAACAGTATCTTTATTGCCTCAAGGATCTTTTTTTCGTTTTCTTTTAATGTAAACTTGTTTTCCCAATTATGAACTTCGGATAGAAAACCAGACATAAATTCGTCTTTGTTTCTCTCTTCTTCGTAATCATTAAAGGTAGCAAGGTATTCTATCTCTACTTTCTTTGATATTTCGTCATATTTTGCTTCCCTTTTCATTTGGATAGCGTTCTTCTTGACGCGAGCAATAAACCAGTTTTTTGTAACAACACTGAAATAAGAGAAGGCTTTAGAGCCTTTGCTCTCATCAAAGTTGGAAAGTATTGTTATAAGGTGAATCTCGCACTCTTCTTTTAGGGCATCAATATTTGGTAAGCTACCAAACTTGTAAGTAAAAACTATTTTGTTGATCATCTCAACAAATACAGGTCTAATCGTGTTTTGATAGAGATCATTTTTTCTCTTGTTATTGTTGCAAGAGATGTATTCAAGTATTGCATCTTCATGCACTTGAGTAAAGTACTGATTACTCTTCTTTTTCCGCTTCTTCTTTGTCATATTCTTCATCAACCTTGTTAAGAACTTCTATTAAATCTGGTTGAGTAAAAGAATATATGTTTTCGTATCTACCGAGAAAGTTATAAAAATCCTTTGTATGGTCTAATAGGGATTGTAGGGTTTCGTCACCATAAAAAGTTGGCAACTCATATACGGTATTGAGATGACTTGCGTATGTTTGCAATCTAGTGAAGAGTTCTGCCGACTCTTCAGAGGAAACAATTATTGGGATTATTTTTGTGCGAACGTAATAATATAATACCGCAGAAATTCCAATAAACAATAAAGCAATTAAGCTTAAAATAATATGTAATAAATCAATGTTCATGCTTTCTGTTTTTTAAACTTTGTTTTGCTTCTTCGATATCCTTTTTCGATTCCTCTATTGTTTCTTTGACTAATGTTCCAACTGCACTTTCTTTTTCAACTTTTTTTGAGTAGTTGAATGAAGCTGGAATTTTATTTAAGCATTTGTCACTTCCACAACTATTGCAAACATCATGTATCTCATTTAATCTATGAGATATTATATATGATATTTTACATTTGTTGCAGTAATAAGTGTATTTAGGCATCTTCGTTTGTGTTTTTTGCAGTGGTTCGCTTTTTTGTTGTCTTCTTTTTTGTAGTTCGCTTTTTTCTCTTCTTTGGGGTCACAACTTCTTTATTGTTTTCCTCTTGTAAGGAAATGGTAGGAGGATTATTTACAATCAATCCATCAACAGAATTTAAAATTTCAAAATCTTTTAAAATATGTGTAATGTCTGTTTGTTCAAGAATTCCTTTTTGTAGAGCCAACATAATAGCTCCCACTGCCTGATTTGATAATTTATATTTAGAACTAATTTCCATATCTTATTCTCCCTTATTTAAAGCTGACAGAGTTTCTTCCCAGCTTGTAAAGCTGATAGCTTTATCATCAATATAAAACTTTGCTCTTGGCTTTTCAGCAGTTACTTTATTAACATACTGTTTCAAGTTATGTTTTTCTAGCCATTCCCAAACCAATTGCGTACCTGATTTTCCATTAACCAAACCACGATCTGGTTTTGCTTTGCAGGTATCC